TGACCAAACGGAGAACCACCGCCGCCATAATACAATCCACCAGGTGAACCTGAGTATGGCTCCATAGTAGCGCTGCCACCACTTGGGGTAGGAGCGTAGGTATTGGGATCAAATGCACTTTGATTGGTGCTCCAATTATAGGGGCTCAACATTCCGCCGGTATATGGATCAGACCACCGCTGATCAAATGTAGCAGCTTGATTGCCGCCAAAAGTATCACCACCATAAATGCCGTAACTCGCAGCCGGCGACACCGGAGTTGAAGAATAGGGGTCGCCGTAATAGCCGGTGGCACGACCGTAAGCCGCGCCCATTCCGGAATAATAATCCGTCAGACTGCCAAAGCCGCCGCCACCATACAGCGTAGCGGGGTTATAAGAAGCTTGGCTTGCGTTGTTGACGTAGTTCAGGTTGGCGTTGTTCTGTGCCGCGTAATTTGGATTGCCGGCGAAGTAGGCGCCGCCACCAAAACCCATGTTGGGAATGCCGCTGACATCCACCATGGCTCAACTCCCGAACGGTACTGGCTGAGTCTGGCCCCACGTCACGCCATTCTGCGCCGCCGTCAGCCCGGGATAAGAGCCGTTGACCATGGTCGGCAGATAACCGTAGCGCTGCAGATGCGCCTGCGCGTAAGCCTGCAATTGATCATTGAAGCTAGCCTGTGCCGCCTGGTTTTTTGCCACCTGCTGCGCGATGGCGGCACGGCGCGCCGTGGGATCGTAAGGCGTACCTTGTGCCTGGGCCCGCAGTGCCGCCGGATCCACCATGCTGTCACCATAGATTTGATTGCTGGGGAGCGGCACACCAGGACCACCAAAATTGGGCTGTCGCGCCTGTGGCGGCTGCCATGCACCCGGCATCGCGGTGGCGTCGACATCAGCGCGGCTCATGCTGTGCGCGGCATTCCAGGCGGCAACGGCATCCTGCGAAGGCTTATATCCGGCGATGTAAGCCGGCGCGAACAGATCGCCCATCGCGCCTTGCTGCTTGTAAGCTTGATAGATGTCAGGCTGCGCCGGCGGCGGGGCGCCTTGTGCGGCCTCGGCCAGCGCAATCGCCGCCGGCAACGAGTAGCCGGCATTGGCGGCTGACGCAGGTCCGGTTGCGGGCGCGGAGGACGCTGCCGATGAGGCCGACGATGCCGCCATTTTTTCTTACTCCTTAGACATTGACGCCTTCCACATTGTAGGTCGCTGCCAGCGAAATCAATTCCACACTGGGACTGGCTTTTTGCGCTACCACAACCTGAACGATCGGCGCATGCGAGTAACCGGTAGCGCCAACCGATACCCAGCCGGTATGCCTCACCGTTGTCAGATTGGCCGCAGTCGCATCCCACTTCGCACTATCCCACAAGCCCTGATCCCAGACATCCAGCACCCCGGGATCCGGCCCCGGACTGGGCGGCGTCTGTAAGGTGATGTTGTAATCGACAGCAGCAGAAATCAGCGGATTGAATGGCTCGGTAGGCAGCGCGACAAATGACGCGCGGGTCTGAAACCAGGTCACGGTCTGTGATGGCGACTGAAACATCTCCCAGCCGCCAACCATGATGGCAGTATACGGCTTACCATTATCGTAGCCGGTGCGGTCAGCCTGCATGATGAAACCGGTCTGGGTGCCGAAAAACATGTCACCGCGCATCCGGCAAAAACACACTACATCCCAGCTGTAACGACACCAGGCGCCGGTCGCGGTATTGACCACGCCGCAATACTGATTGCCAACCGCGCCACCCGGCCAACTCGCGAACATGCCGCCATACTCGTCCCAGCGCTGCAGTGTCCACGGCAAGATATTGTTGACCAGTGCCGTGTTGCGCCACATCTGGCGAATATTCTTGGTGATCATCGCCAGTTCAAGCTGCCCGGAGTCCTTGGTGATGGCAGCTGAAATCGGCGCAATACCGTCAACGGTAGCAATCAGGAGATCGCCGCCGAGCGTGGTATGGGCATTCATACCCATCGGGACGCCGACAAAATAGCGACCCTCCTGCCGCCAGTTGGCGGCGTCGCTTGGATTGGTGCCGGTGAAGATCAGCGCCTCGCCCTGATCGGTATAAAATACACACTTGTCATCGATGCCGTCGCCGGCGTCGACCGACCACGCCGCGCCGAACAACAGCTTGCCGCCCTTGCTGGCGGCGCCGGACAACGGAATCATGCTCAATTGTCCGCCTACCGTATTGGTCGGCAGGTACCACGCGTTCATGCTGCCGCCCTCGATGAAAAACCATCGATTGCGATACTTCCAGACGTAGACAAGGTTGCCGCCATTGACGACCGTCGTTCCTGGCGGCCCCACCAGGTAACCAATGCCATCAGTGGCTGAATCCGCCACCCAGAAGGTCGGATGCGCGGCACGATCTGCCGCAAATGTGCCGGTACCGCTGGTGTGTCCTATTGCGCATTTCCAGCGCGAATTGTCCGTGGCATCGAGCGCACGGGCGTTGACCGCGTAGACCGTACTAACAATCCAGGCCGCCGGTGTCGTGGTGGCCAGCGTTGCCCACGTACTGCCATTGAACCGCAGCGGCGGGTCACCGGCATCGTTGACCGCCAGCAACCAGTCACCGCCCTGGGTAGCCAGTTGCGAGACACAGTAGTTGCCGCTGGCCTGACCGGACTTCACCAAGGTCGGCGAGCCGAAGGCGGTGATCTCGAACAGTTTGCTGGCATTGGCGGCAAACATTCGTGACACGGCGCCGCTGACATATTGAAAGGCCGAAATCACCGGCAGTCTGGTCACGGTTGAGCTGGCATTGCTCCAATAGGTTGGATGCGCTGTGCGATCGGCTGGAAACGTCGTCGGCGACGCCGCACTGGTATGATTAACCGCCACTGTCCAGAACGAGCCGTCAGTATTGTCATAAACTTTTGTACCTGCGGTATAAGCGGTCGCGTTGCCCCAGGCTGGCGCATCAAGCGCATGCAGATCGTTCCATAAAATACAGCCGCCCCGCAGCGCCAAGCCGCGCAAAGTTGGCTTCCAGTTGTCGAGCTGCATCGCGCCGCCAGGCTGCATGAAAGTATAGTTTTCGCTTTGGACAATGCCGCGAATGGGCGCTGGCAGCGTCGTGGTTTGCAACTTCTGCGCCACCTGATCCGGAACGGCCTGGCGCCGGAATGCCTGATGCTGGCTCATGGCGCCCCCGTAGGTACCGGATACGGATAGGCAATATTTGTGGTGATCCACGCCTGCGAAATCGGTCCACGGCCGATCAGGATCGGCGACGGTGTGTCGTTGCCAAGCAGATAGGTCAAGTGGTCATTATAAGTGGAAAGATCCTCGGCATAGGGCGAGCCCTTCTGGGCCTTCCATTGCCAGATCATGCCGAGTTTCAGAATTCTGTCGCCTAACAAAAAACTATCGCTATCAGACGCAAAACTGTCACCGACACCACCCGACGCCAGCGTAATGCAATTCTTGTCGAGATAGGGGAAAGTCACGGTAACCCCGGCGCCAGGTGTCGGCGCAATCACCATCTGGCCGCCGATATTGGTCCACTCGCCCCAGGCATTGAACCAGTTCATGGCACGACGCTGGATCCACTCATCAAGGTCTGGAGTGAAAACCATCGGATGCAGTGCCGATGTCGAGCGCCAGACATTGCCGTTCAGCAACATGCGTTTGAAATTGACCGGATAGCTGAATGTCGTGGTGACGCCATCGCCGGTGAAAACATTAATCTTCTTCAGTTTGTTCCATTCTCTTTGATCGCTGGCGATCCGTCTCGCCATCTCGTTGGCGAGGCTTAGCATCTCCTGCATGGTGCGGTTGGCGCTGATGCCGGAAAACACCGAACCCGGCGAGGTTACGCCAACGGTCAGACAGACATCCTGCACCACCGACAATAAGGTCATGCCGCATCCGGATCACATTGTTGAGCCATGCGAATCAAGGTCTTGCGCTGTACCGAACCGAGCGGCGCCTGTCCCGAACGCTGGGTGATGAATTCCCGCAGCTGATCGTTCGACATGCCGTCGTAGCCGGCCTCTAGCTTCTGCGCTTCCTTCAATCGGGTAACGTCTTCTTCCAGCAACTGATTGCGGGCCTTGATGGCTTCGAGCTCGGCCTGCATCTGCAAGTCCGGCACCTGTTGCCGGCTCTGCTCGATATAGGCCGCGGCATTGTTCTTCATCTCGCGGCCGAACGGCCCGAGGTTTTTTAGTTCATTGCCGTCAATCGCGGCCAGCGCCTCCACGGTATAGACATTCTGGGCGCGCAGCTCGGCGCGCCGCGCCTCGGTCAGAAATGGCGCGTGCGCCAGCGGCGTGCCGCTCTTGGTCTGGTTAGCCTGGGCCTTGAACTGCTGGTACTGATGCCTGAAACGCTCGGCGTAGGTGACCATGGTGCTTTCGCGGGTCACCGGGTCTTCCACCCATCCCGCCATCGCCAGCGCCGGATAAACCCCAAAATCCTTGCTGCCGGAGCGATGGATTTCCACCACCTCCCAATCGTCAAACACCGGACGTCCCGCCTGCATCGACAGCGCTTCGTTCTTTACCGCCAGATACTTGAACAGCGGCACCAGCGTCGCGTCAGGATCTCGATTGCCGTACAGACTCATTCTTGCCTCCATGATTTAATTCAGGCTCACCCCTGCGCTCGGGAAGTTAATCCAACGCAGGGGCGGCCCTTCACGCCACAGCCCGTTCGGCATCAGGCTGCAGGGTTAGAATCATAAAACCTCCAGTTAAACATCGGATTGGTCATGGTGAGTTCGCCCATCCAGCCAACAAACTGGGCCACCGCATCTTTATCGATTGGCATCTGGCCTTCGCCATCGAACAGCTTGTCGAAATTGCGCTCCGGGTGATAGCGCAGCCGCAGCGAGTCGGTATTGATGCCAAATGTGGTGTTGGCCGGGATGTTGCTGCCATAACCGCCGTCGAGCACGATCTCGGCGCGTTTTCCCCCGCCGATATATTCCAGCGCCGTAAAGCCCAACTTGCCGAGTGAGGTCTCGTTGGTCTGGCGTTGGATGGCGACCGTAGCGGCGTCGTAGGCCGCGTAGTGCTCTGGCGACATGATCAGCAAATCCGCATAGTCCTTGCCGCGGCTTTGCTTGATCATGACGCTGTTGAGAAACGGCCGAATGGTCGCCGATGTCACCTGGGTGCCGATCGCCGCGTTCATGCCATTGGCGTCGTAGGTTTTGGTTTGCCACAGCGTTGCCGATGAGCGATCGATGCCACCATAGATGCCGGTGGTCGGAATGATCGGAATAGCAGTGGCGAGCCCAGTGATCTGCTTGCCGCCATTAGCGGTGCCATCAGAGTAGAGTCCGACGTCCATGGCATCTTCGAGCGCGCGCTCGGCTGCGGCCATGTAGGCATCCATCACGTCCATCAGTTGTGATTTGCCCTGGTTGTTCAAAATTTCCTGCATGCTGAGGATGACAGGAACGACGACCATTTTCGGATCAAAGTAGGCGTCGTTGAACAGATCCAGTGATGGGTTCAATAGCTGATCGTATCCAGAATACCACTGAGCGGTATTTTTTGCAATCTGTAGTGTCTGTCTGATCTTTGGACCACTATAGGTATGCCAGAGTCCCTTGCGGCGAAGCACTGCAAGCAGTGCATTATTGGAAGAAACCAGATCCTGATAAGATGATGAACGGTCTTCTAAGGCCATCGACAATATCTGTTGATATTGCGACAGCGGGGCGATGTTGGCCATGATTGGCTCCCCATATCGATGTCAGAACTCAGTGTTTCCCGAATACGCTGTCGTAGGCGTTTTCCAGGGATTCACGGCGGCCGGGCGGAGGTCCACGCCGCGTTGCTCCGTTTGAGGGAGTCACAACAGGGGCACCGTGGATGCTTCGATCGGTGGGTCGGGTCTGAGCCGATGGGGTGCGGGTCTGAGCCGCGTGGGTGGCTGGTCGGAGCAGTTCAGCCCGCATGTACGCCTGATCGAGGTCCCAGCCGAACTTCAGCTCTTGCTCGATCAGGTCTCCGAGTTCATCGAACCGGGGGTGACTGGCCGCGTAATGGTCAACCGCCGACCGGGTGTAGCTGTATTGTTGCTGAGTATGCATCTGGTTGAGGGCGTTTTTCAACCCCGTGACTTCCTGATGCAATGCACCAATCTGGTGCTGGGCCGCCGAGGTGGCATTACCGAGCTGGGTGGACTTCAACTGATCCGGCGATTGACTCAGGACGTAATAGGCAATCTCGCGAAGGGTGTGACGCTGGCCGGTGCCGGGATCGATCAGATTGAGATTATGAACAATCAGGTCAAGGCCGCCGATCGGGTCAACCCTGAGTTTTTGTTCCATGGTGACGTAATTATTCAGCGCCTGCGCCAGCGTGGTGCCGTGCTGCTGCGCCATAGTATGGAACGGTCGGATCCGGTTCATCTCGTCATGATCGGCGCGCATATTTTGATAAGCGCCCTGAAATTCAGTGTGCATGCGGTGAACTTCGCCGCGCACCGATTCCGGCGTGGTGTCCCAGTCCCGTTTGGCGTGCTCTGCCATCCGCTGCGGCGGGTCATAATACGGCGCGTGCTTTGGCAACGTTCGCTGCCGTTGCGGGTGTGTTCCGCTTTGTTCTGACACGTAAGTTAAATTCGAGTTCCGAGTTTGTTCGCGTGGCGCGAATTGTCCCCGCTCGCCGCGCGGCTGATCCGCCGGCCGCTTCTTCAGGTCGAACTTTTCGGTTTCTTCCGGCGGCTGGTTGTGCCCGACTTTGGCCTCTGCAGGCTGCGCAGGAGCCCGCTCAGGGGCTTTGGCCTTGGCCCGCTGGGGATTGGCGGCCCGCTCGTAAGCCGCATCCAGCGCCTCCCTACGGGTCGAGTGACGTTCACCCTGCGGCCGGTCCGGGGCCTGATCGCCGACCGGGTTCGGCAACGAGACCTGGCTCTGATCAATGACGACTTCATTGACTGGAGTCGCGGCTTCCTGTGTCGCGCTCGGCTGCGCGACTGTAACGTCTGACATCGGTTCCTCCGAAGAAGAACGGTCAAAATGCTAGGGTGTGCCGAGCACCGTCATTTTGACCGTAAAATTAACACCCCTTACGGCCACGCTGTGTCATGGGCTTGGTCTTTGCCTTGTCCTTACGCGTATCTGCTTTGTTGAATTCCTTTGCCGCGGCCTGACTGATCCCTGCCGCCATAGCAAATTTTGGCGAATGAGCGGCGGCAGCCATGAAGCGTTTTTGCTTTGGACTCTTGCTCGGACTCATCTCTCACCTCCAACAATTTCTTTGCTTTTGCTGCGATGTCCCGCAGCGTATCGCTCCACAGCCTTACTAATTGATCGTCGTCGAGCGGTCTTGACTTCAGATAAATCCGTTGATCGCCACTTCGGCTTAGGTTTTTCATTCCCCACCTCGGTCAATCCAAGGGCTTTTCCCACCGCGCGGAACTGACGTTTAGAAGTATAAAATTTGCCGTCAACCTGCTCGGTCGGTTCCATAATGTCCGAAATCACGTAGGGCAACGGCAGATCGGATCTTGCAGGAGTTAAATGCAGCCTTTTAACAACCCACAGTCCGGGCTCGATTTCGATCAGTTCAATGTCAGCCGACGAGGTCATTGTAAGCTCGCTCATACAGCGCGCCCCATGTACGAGGTTGCTGCTCCGCTAATACCGAAAGCTGATTTATCCATTCAGCCCGATGCTCCCGGCGGTATTGCCCGCACGGACAGCGCTCTGGGTGCTCCCATTGATACCTCGCGTTTGGGTCCTTACTCCCCAGCCACAGCAGAACGTGTTCACGTGTTCCAATTTCCGGCCTGCTCAACATCGCCTTGTTCCTTCAATGTTGAATGGTGACATCGCCATCGTCGATCGCTTCAGCTATCTGCTCGTCCAAAATATCGGGATCCACCCCATGGGAACGAGCCGCATGAGGTAGTCCGACATCAGCCTTCACCGCCGTGGACCGTAACAGTGGAGGACTGACATAGATGACCGGCATGCCAAAACCATTGGTTACCTTGGTCACGGCGACACCGTAACCGGCCGGCGCCTCGATCACCGACTTACCAGACATCGGCGCCACTGCCGTGGCGTCAATGACGGGCAAGCCGCCCGCCGCCACCGTGTTGACTGGCCAGCCCACCGCTATTTCTTCTTCGGCTCGTCCGGCACCGCGCGGTGCTTAGCCTCATTCTCCGGCAGCGGCTCATTGATCGAGCCCTCTGACGGATTGACCTGATGCGGATCCCACACTTCTTCTTCACCTGCTTTACCTTTCTTGGGGTCCGGCTTCGGGGCTTCATACTTCGGGGGGTCGTGTTTTACTTCTGTAGTCATGTCGCTCTCCTTAGGTGAAAGTCCAGTTGGTGGCCGCGGTCGCCACCCCGTTAGTCACTACCGTAATTGGCGTGGTACCGGCCGAGGTGCGCTTCGGGGCGTTGATGGCCTGCAACTGCGTCGGCGAGACGTAATTGGTAGTGTTCGGCACCCCGCCGACATTGACCACACTGCTTTCCTGAAAGCCGGTGCCATTGACGGTCAGGTTCATGGTGCCACCAGTACCCGCCGTGGTCGCCGGCACCAGGCCAGTAATAGTCGGCGGTGTCCCTGGCGCCTGGCTTGATGGGTGATTGGCATTCGGTGACGCCGAATAGGCGCCCTGCACCGTAATCGATGTCGTGCCTGGCTTGGTGTCGACCACCACGGTGCCAGTAGCTTCAGCGGCAATGCCCTGCGGTGCCACCACCGACAACGGCGTGGCAATTGCCGTAATTGAGCCCGCAGTGCCATCGTCAACAGGAGTCATGCTAGCCGGGCTCGGCGGTGTGCCATAAACATTATAAGCAAAATTGGTTGGCGGCGTCGGATTGGCCTGAGTCACCGTCAACGGATTGCCACCGGTCACTGTCAGCGGCGCCACGCCGGCCTTGGTGTCCTTAGTATCTTTCTCCTTCAGCGGCGGAGGAGGCGGCGGCGACGTTGTCGGATGCTGAGTCTGCGGAGTGGTCATGGTCTAGTCTCCCTACTGATGATTGTTGCTCACGGCATATACTCCCACCTGGTTGTGCAGACCGGACAGATTAAAAACAATTTCCCCGCAAGCTTGTGCGCAGTCTTCGGTGCCGTGCTGCTGCAGACCGGACAGGCTCTCGGCGACGCCGCCGGCAAGTCGGCTCCAATCCAACTAACGCCAATCAACGGTGCCGGCGGAGGTGGCGGCGGTGACTCGATCAATTTCATCAGCTGCTGAGGTGCTGCCTCGACCTCAAGCAGATTGCTGGCCTCCTCCAGCAAGTCGGCGGCGTCGCGATAGAGATGTGGCAGTGTTTCGCCGGCCTGCGCCTTGATGGCAGCCGAGCAGGTCCGCATCCGGTATACCAATTCGCTCACGGCATCCCACCTTGCTTCGGCTGCGCCATCCTGAACTGCTGTTGCTGCTGCCGCTCACTGGCCATCTGCGCCGAGGCCTGCGCCTTCTGCTGCCCCGCTTGCAACGCCATCTGGTGCTTCTCCATCTCGGTGCGCGCCTTCATTGCCGCCTCGGCCATCGCCATCTGGTGTGCTTGCTGCTGGTTCTGCGCCTCCATGTTCAGCTGCTGCACCCGGGCCGCCATTTCCTGCTGCCGGCCCTGCACTTCCATTTGCTGCGCCTGCGCTTCGGTCTGGGTGTCGGTGGATTGCGCCTGCGCCTTACTCTGGATTTCCATCATCTTAACCTGACGATCGGCATCATCCTTTTGCTTAGCATAGCCTATCTTCATCTGCTCGATCTGCAACTGGGTCTGTGCCGGGTTGGGTTGCTGCTGTTGCGGGCCCTGTTGCTTCTTCTGCTCGATATAGTCGTCGATCGACGACTCCAGGCTTCTGCCGGCGCGGAACGGCGCCGTGGCGAACTTCAGGATTTCGCCGGCAAAATCAACCGAGGCTGGATCTCCCGCCACCATCTGCCCGAGCTGCGGCAACAGATTGCCCAGCACTTGGACGAACTCAGTCCGCGATTGCTTCTCAGCATTCTCGTCGGCGTTAATGGTGGAGTCGGTCTCGATGTCGAGAATGAAGGATTTTGCCCGGTTATCACGAAACAGCTTCACGACCTGGTCCAGCGTCGGCTGCTGCATGATCTTGCCGATGGCGTCCTGCGCCGATTGCTGCAATTGCTGCAATTGGCTTTGTACCTGCTGCATCGCTTGCGGCTTCTGCTGCGCTGCCTGCTGGACTTGCGGCATCTGCAACAGCTTTTGTGCCGCCTGCTGCTGTTTTTGCAAATCGTTTTGGATCTGGTCGACCTGCTGCTTCTGCATCGCCCGCGTCGGCAATTGACACTGGCTCATCTCGATGATGGTGGTCTCCTTGAATTTTTCTGTAATCACTTCTGAAGTGATCTCGACCAGATCACGCGCCAGCCGCACCAGTTCCTGCTGCTTGTCCCGGATACGAACACTGCCGTACTCCGTCTTCAATTCCTGCGCACCCAACGTCTCCTGCGGGTCGGTGGCGCCGCGCATGATGTCGGAGAGTCCGATGATCTGATAAATATCATCGATGATTTGTTTTCTGAGCATCACCACTTGCGTGATGGTGGTGGCAACCTGGTCGATCGGCATCCAAATGATGACTTCGCTGCTGCCGCCGAACGCCGCCCAATTGGCAATCGGCACCATGGTCACGCCCGGCGTCTTGATCGCCACCGCGGTCCGGATTGCGTCTGCGAGCTCGGCGCCGCCGGACGGATAAAACCCCTTAACCTCAAGCGCGTCCGACAGCGCATGAATGCGGCTGGTCAACAGGTTGATTTCCTCGAGCTGATCGCGGTATTGCAACACGTCGGGAACAGGGACCAGACTACCACGCTGGACGGTTCCGTAGGCAGGTTTGGGACATGGGAAAAATCCTCGCAGGTCCAGATGGGGGTCGTCCTCGTCGAGGATTTTCTCGCAACCTTCCGCGACCCACACCACACGACGGTTGGATTTATCCCAGATTTCCCAGAATTTGGCGCGCTCCCGATAGTCCGCGCCGCCAACCTCGGTGCCCTCACGGTCGACCCGGTAATCCGCCCGCTGATACTCATCGCCGGAATGTTCATAGAACCTGTCCCTGGCCTCGCCGCGGGTCAAGTAGCTGGCCGCCGCCACCCACGTCACCTCACGCCAATTGCGACTGACCGAGTGCAGAAAATCGCGCCGGTTCTTGAAGTCAAACGCCACTCGTTCATGGTTGTAATAACTGTTGCCCTCGCCAGCGCTTTCATAGCGCACCCAGACACAGCCACGATCAATCAGCGCCAAATCATCGCGCACCAGCTTCATCAATTCGTCAATGCCACCAAGGTCGAACGCTACCTTGCAGCAGCGCTCCATTACCTCTGAGGCTTCCTGATAAACCGGCCGGCGGTCCATGAATTTTGGCGTTACTACCGGCTGCGGCGGTTTGGC